CTGCAAAATAGAACATTTGCCTATTATGTACCCTGATCTGCCAAAAGATGTTTATGACGTTATAAAGTCTAAAAACCATACAGATGACCGAGTTGAATTAGTGCAAAGCACTATGAGAGACCGCAGTAAGCCCAATGTCAGGCAATGGGATTATGTGGCACACATACCGTCTATAGAGCAAGAAATAGCAAGGGAAAAATATGAAGGACGAGGTTCAAATCCTTGGGTGCTGTTTCGATGGAGCAAGGCTGCAGGAGAAAGTTATGGTCGTGGCCCTGTAATAAATGCTCTACCTGCAATACGCACTTGTAATTTAACAGTGCAGTTAATTCTGGAAAACGCTGATATGGCGGTAACTGGAATGTGGCAAGCGGATGATGACGGGGTGATAAATCCAGATAGCATTAACCTTAGACCGGGAATCATCATCCCTCGCGCCCCCGGATCGAGAATTGATCCACTTCAGACCCCTGCACGTTTTGATGTGGGTCAGTTAGTCTTAGATGATATGCGTCACAACATCAGAAAGGCACTTTATAACCAGCAATTAGGCAGACCGCACGAAGCTACGCCAATGTCAGCAACAGAGGTTGCAGAACGTATGGCGCAGTTAGCTAATGAAATCGGGCCAGCATTTGGACGCCTTATGAAAGAACTGGTGGAACCCGTTATACAGCGTGTTATCTATATCCTTAAAGATAAAGGGCTAATTCAAATACCTACTATTGACGGCAAGCAAATACAAATTGTATCGCAGTCGCCTTTAGCTACGGCACAGCGTATGCAGGATGTTACAAATATGGATCAGTTTTTACAGCGTATGGTTAGTGTGTTTGGCCCACAAATACTGCAAGTTCTTGTTGATCAGGATAAAGCTGCAAAATGGTACGCAGAAAAACAACAGATTCCTTTGGATTTGCTACGCAAGCCAGAAGAACAAGCTGCATTACTGCAGGAAACAGTCGGGCAATTAGCGCCTGTATTGGAACAACAACGTGGAGAGCCTCCTATATGAAGCAAATAGCAAAGAGTACCGTAGCCCATTTAGCAACAAATTTTTTTGAATCAAAAGACGGAGACATAGTTTTAGAGTATTTGCGGTCAATAACAATGAATACAATATTGCAACCGCCGATAGACCCCTCAGAAGCGGTGTATATGGAGGGGAGAAGATCAGTATACGCCGACATAATGAAGTTAATTGAAACCTCTAACAAATTGAAAGCAGCAGAAAATGGATCAAATGAGCGAGTCACAAACATCTTCACCAGAGCAAGCAACAGAATCGGTGGAGACACAAGAACAGTCGATAGCTAGTAGACCTGATTATGTACCAGAGAAATTCTGGGATGCAGATAAAGGAGAAGCTAGGCTTCAGACGTTTAGCGAGTCATATACCCATTTGGAGCAAAAACTACATTCTAAGATGGATGATCTTCGCGCTGAAGTTAAAGCTGAAAGCCTTGCTAACAGGCCGGAAAATTCGTCGGACTATACGCTCCCTGAGTTGGAGGGTGTCGAGTTCCAAGATGAAGACCCCCTCTTATCCTTTTGGCGTGAGCAGGCGCACGGAATGGGTATGGATAACGATGGATTCCAAGAAGGAATCAAAAGCTATGTGGAAGCCCTGCAAGCGATGGCACCAAACGTCGATCAGGAATTAGAGAAATTAGGGGAAGATGGACAAACGCGCATTAACGCAATAAATGCTTGGGCTGATGCGAAGCTGTCTGAGGATACTAAAAACGCTCTTAATTCACTTGCTACAACGGCAGAAGGAGTTGTAGCTATAGAGGAAATGATGGCGCTCTCGCAGTCATCTGCAAGTAGTGTTGACGGAGGACAGTCGGCTCCCGTCGCAGAATCACTGGAAGAATTGCAGGCGTTAATGAATGATCCGAAATACTGGGGCGCTGCCGGAGTGCGTGATCAAGGTTTAATAGATCGCGTAACAAAAGGTTTTGAACGCTTACAAAATGGCTGATGGGGGAGGAATACTAATATGCCTTATTCAAAAAAGGGAGGTAAGCTCAAGCCGTATCCCGGCCCCACATCAAAAAAGAAGCCTAAAAAACATAATAAAAGAATGGTTAAGTAGATGAGATGGGCAGAAATAGCGGTGTTGATATTTGCAGCATTTTTGCTGTTTATGTGGTTCCGCGTTCCGGCTAATGCTAACCCAAACAGCTATTTGCCGTGTTTGCCGACAAATCAAGTATTAGATCAATTAACAAAACTAGGAGAAGAGCGTATCTGGCGTGGGTTATCGGCAAAAGGGCATATAACAGAAATTTGGCTTAATAAAAAATCACTTAAATGGTCAGCAGTTGTTCATTTGCCGTCAGGTCACAGCTGTATGCCTGATGGGGGAGAACACGGGGAAGAGATAATTAAACCGGGGGCATAATGGAGGACGTATCGTTTCACACGCTTTTTTCGACCTATTGGCCTTTGCTGGTAGCGGTGCTGTCTTGTGTTGTGCTGTTTGCCAAAGCTTTTAACAGGCTTGACGTAATCGAAGAAAAAATAAAAACGCTGTTTCAGTTATGGAATGACCGCGACAAATAGCTTTTGTGCGTAGAATATTAAAAATCCTTTAGATACAGGTATAGCATCGGCCCAAAAGTATGGTGGTACTGGCCCGTAAGGAATAACCAGAGTAGCCCATCTGCTAGGAACAACCGTATTTTGTTATTAACTTTATAAAGGATTGGATAGTCAAATGGCAGCTCCTACCATTGATACCACCTTTATCTCGCAATTTGAGAGCGAAGTACACGTTGCGTTCCAACGCATGGGTTCTAAGCTCAGAAATACAGTTCGTGAGAAAAAGGTGACTGCTCAAGACGATACTTTTCCAAAAATCGGAAAAGGCGTTGCCGGGCAAAAAGCTAGGCATGGTAAAGTTCCATTGATGAACCTTGGACACTCAAAAGTTCAAGTCACAATGGCAGACTACTATGCTGGCGAACTTGTTGATAAACTCGATATGTTGAAAACCAACATTGATGAGCGACAAGTAACAGTACAGGCAATCGCTGGTGCGTTAGGCCGTAAAGTAGACGAAGTTCTGGTTACTGCTATGGACGCAGCAACTAACGACTCCGAATCATCTTCTGGCGGTTTAACACTTGCTAAAGTGCAGAATGTGCATACACGTATGGGTGACAGAGATGTTCCCGACGATGGTGCAAGATTCTGGCCCGTTAGCCCTGCTGGTTGGAACGATCTTATTGGCATTGATCAATTTTCTGATGCTGATTATATCGGCCCTGATCAGTTACCTTGGCCTACAGGCATTACAGCAAAACGCTGGTTTGGTTTCTTATACTGGTCATTCTCAGGTCTTGATGTAGACGGAAGCAGTGTACGCAAAAGTTTTGCATATCACCGTTCTGCAGTTGGCCTTGGCATGAACGCCGAACCACAAATTACGCCATCTTATGAGAACGAATATGCTGCGTTCTTGTTTGTTGGTTCACTGGCTCTTGGGTCTGTCATTATTGATAATGACGGTATCGAAGAAGTCAAATATACAGAATAGGGAGGTAATCATGGCGTTTTCTTTTGATACACTGTCCCGAATCGGTCAGACTGCTGGCAAGTCAGGTGTCACGGATGTAAATTTTACTTTGTACATTTATGCAACCGCAGATGCTAAAAATGCCGTTGACGCAGTAGATTACTTTAATGACGCAGCTGGGTTTTTAAACCCCGGTGACGTTATTTTAGCAAAAGCATCAGATGGAATCGGCTTTATGCAAGTCGTTTCAAATGATGGCACTACTGTTGATACTGGTGACATGGATCAGTTGATAACTGCAACTGACAGCAGGTAAGAATCCCTTCGGGGTATGGGGTGAGCATGGACGGTTTTCGGCTCTTTCATCGTTCGGCTCACCCTTTTTTTAAATAGGTAGGTGATCAGTGAGTAAAACAAAAATAGATTTAGTTAATTCTGCTCTTATTCTGGTTGGGGATAACCCTATTACTTCGCTGGATGACCAAACTACGCAAGCACTTGTCGCAAATACTGTGCTAGAAGATTTGATAGAAGCGGAATTGTTTGAAACGCGGTGGCGCTTTGCTAGTCAAACAACAACAACAAGTTTTATTCCTAGCATTACCCATCCTACGGGATTGGGTGTTTTTCAAATACCAAGCAACACCATTAGAGTTTGGAACGTATTAGAACGAGGCCGTTCTGTTTTAGGCGAATGGGAGATGGAAGGTGACAAACTGCTTATTGATGCTGATAGCAATAGTGTTATTTCTGTTGATCGTACTGTAGAACCGCCAGTAGGAAACTGGCCCCCACACTTTCGTATGTCCGTTATTTACGGATTAGCAAGCGTGTTTGCTTTAGCTTTAACCGAAAATGAAAATAAATCAAAAATGCTGTTAGCTGCAGGGGATACATACCGCAGAAAAGCAAGAGCGCAGGATGGCGGTCAATCATCACCTAGAGTTTTGAACACAGGACAAATGATGAGTGCAAGGCGTGGTGCGAGATCAGGTAACGAAGGACTACTTTAATGGCAAGAGCAATGTCCACAATTTCTACTTTCTCAAGTGGAGAATTAGACCCACGTATGCGTGGACGAACTGACCTAAAACATTATTTGCAGGGTGCTTTGCGGATGCGCAACTTTAGACAGTTAGCGCAAGGCGGTGTTTCAACACGACCCGGCACAGACCTGATTGGAGAGATTCCGGGAGAGGGAAGATTAATTCCTTTTGTGTTTAATGAAGCCCAAAGTTACATTTTAGCATTTACCGCAAACGTAATAACTATTTATAAATCGCCCGATTACGCTGTTGTTGACGAAATAGTTTCTCCGTATTCTGCGATGCAGATAAAAAAAATGGATTTTACACAATTCGCCGACACTATGATTCTCTGCCACGAAGATGTTGAGCCTCATAAATTAGAGCGCAGATCACAAACGGATTTCATTTTAAATGCTGTAACCTTTGATGTTAATGAAGATGAATCAAGATTACATCAACCGTA